AGTGATGCGCCTAAGCGATCAAGGTAGTCATCAATGTTAAGGTTCTGTTGTATCACCTCTTGACCTAAAGGTTGAAGGTACTGCAAGAACGCTGATAGTTTGTTAAGATCCTGACCTCGGCCAAGAGCTTCTAAACCAGTTACGATCTGAGGCTTCAATGTGTCTTTAGGGAACTTGGGCATCTTGCCTTCTTTCTGCATCTTATTAAGCAGGAGGTTGACAAGTGGTAGTTGGAATTCTTGAGACAGGACAGAGTAGATACCACCTAAAGCAGTCTCTAGTTCTTGTGCCATGTATCGTACTTCCTCAGCCGTTACACGTTCAGCATTACGCTGGACTGAGCTGTTAAGTAGGAAAGAGAAAGACAAGCGTTCTGTAATTACTTGCATTGTTTCTTGTGCTACTCGGAAGTCATTAAACTTATTTGCTTGGAGTGTGCTAACATCATTGGCATCACCTGAGATGATAGCGCCATTAGTAGAGTCAGCAATGTTACGTATCTTAGTTGTACCATTAGGGCGTACCATGAAGAGTAGTTTAGCACTAGCTGCACTTCCTTCTACGATAGCACGAGTCAAAGCTTCTAATGATTTTAGATCACCGATAATCTCTTCCACGAAAGAGCGACCGTAATCGTTACCATCAATAGCGATGAAACGTAATGCTAACCATGGTAGCTTGTCTGCTGGGTAACTACCCTCAGACTTAGGTATCATTTCACCATGTACTTCTTGGTGTACAACAAACTTCTTACCTTCACGTTTAATGCAAGTATAGAGTTCACACTCTCTTTTATCTTGCTGTGCGATGTATTCCTCGTTCTCGATTAACGCTGCCTTAACAACATCAGGGAGGGCTTCAAAAGCGATTGTCTCTTTGACAATAATCTTGAGCAGGTTGCCCATAGTATCACGCTTGACGCAATAACTATCTAAGCGAAAGACTTTCATCCCACCGTCTTTAGGCATATGTACAAGTGCGTTGCCGCTGACGATAAGCTGCTTGAGCATCTCGAAAGCTGGCACTCGGATAGCCTTAGCTTCTACAAGCTGTGAAGCTGAACGCTCAATACGTGCTAAAGCATCCTCAGCCTTACCCCTAGCGTCATCCCCTGCTAACTCAACTAAGTCAAAGTCATCTATCGTTAGACGAAAGAACGGACTGTTAGGAGGCAGGAGTGTCATTAGAAGCTTTGATGCGAGGTTGTTTACACCTCTAGCACCTACAGCTTGGAAAGGTGTGTCGTACTGGGTAGAGGAAGTATGACCGTCACGAGGCATTAAGGTTGGTATGGTTAGTTCAGCAGCCGCCCTTGCCCTCGTTAAAAAGACATCACGGTCTGCTTCCATATTTTCGTAGGCGTGAGCTACGCCTTTCTCGTTGTAAATCATAATTGTTCCTTATTGTGGATCGTACTTACCTACGGGCTTTTTGCCAGTTTTTGCACCACGTTCTAAATTTAAAGCATCGTTGTCTTTGCCGTACATACCAAGACCTGAGATACCTATTTTGTTTCTCCCATTACCTTTGCCTTTTTCTACAGGCACGTTATGGGGAAGTGTCCCTATAAATTTATCTTTATTAAACGGGTCTTTGACATGATCTTCAAAACGACCTGCATGGTTTCTGAGCTTTGAAGCCCCTTTACTTATTTCGCTTACACACATAGAACTACCTTTTACTTATTGATTGTAAGGCCTTGACCTGCTGCCCCGCCAGATGCCTGTACGCCAGAGCTACCTCTACGTAATTGCTTTGAACCTTTACGTTTCTTCTTACGCATCTCAGCGGTAGAGTCTACAGCATTTTCAATTTCTTCTGGGGCTTGGTTAGGAGCTGGAGCTGGAGCTGGTGGTTTTGGAATATCGGGTTTAGACATACACATATTTTAATTCTCATTCGTTAAGTCATCTTCAAGCATATTCTCTAGCTTTTGGATGACGGATTGCTGCCCCTGTAAAAAAGCAACCTGAATGTCTTTTACACCGAGGTTGTGAGGCAGTTGGTTTGGATATAATTTCTTAAACATATCCACTAATTCTTTAGATATAATCGGTTTCATATTCATAGTTGTTTCTCTTAACGGTACGTTTAGAAACTAGGTAATTAAATCAAGAGGTTATAAGGAAGGTGTAACCAGACATTTGCGATGATATGGAGGCAGGTTACCACCTCCAATACCATTACCGCATATCTATATTTCACACTGTCCAGCTACACACGCTAGTTCTTGTGTACCTGTAGTCGTGTCTTCTTTCTCAAACTTACCTAAGTCATCCCAGTTGATACTCTCAGGCATCTTAGCTAGGGCTTCTTCATAGGCTTCTTCTGTGATAGCTGTGTAAGGAGCTTGTTGATACACATGATCTGTACGAGGCAGGAAGCTAATACCTGAACAACTATCTAGTCGATCCCATAACCATTGACCTGCTGCTAGGAACTCTTCATCCGAATAGTAGATAGTTACACTAGGCTTATGCTCACACCAATGGTTCTGGTAGGTTTCCCACAAGTCTAACTGCTCTTGTACATTAAGTGAGTCAACACTCGTAGAGCCGGCAGGAGCTTTGATAGGGAATGAGAAGACGTAGTTATCTTCATTCATTACGTCCTTCTCCCAAGGCACTCCAGCGTCTTTGAGGAACTCTGAGATAGGATCTTTACCATCACTGCGTACTGTTCGTATGTACTGTTGGGAGAACCTAGCGTGTATGCCAGAGGCACTGTCTACTAGCTGACTAACTGTACCTGATGGTTTCACTGCTGTAATAGCTGTTGACTGATTGATGCCTAAATTTTTTGCCCATTTTTCGTTTGTCTCTACGGCAACCGCTTTAAGCTTCTCAAGTATCTCAGGTAAGATAGGTAGGTTAGGATGATCGAACCATGTACCTGAGTCCTGTCGTCCTGACATAACAGGGTGATCCATGATGCCTGTCATACTTACACCAAGTAAACATTCTTCTGCTGTGTTCTTCTTCCAGATGTTACGGACGTATCGGAAGTCTGTTAAAGATGCCTGAAGTGTTCCAAGGATAGTAGCAATCTCAACCTTACGTTTTAAATCTTCGTATGTATCGTTACTACGAATAACGATTTCTGATAAATTACAAACCTGTGCTGACCGTAGGATAATCTCAGAGCAAGGGTTAGTACCAAAGTCATGTTCAATATCTCTACGACCATGACGAGCTGATTGCTTCTTCGCTGCTGTGCGAGAGAAGATGCCACGCTCACCTGCCTTAGACTTGTACAACGCTGTCCACTCTTCTAAGAACGTCTCGAAGTCAGGGCGTTCATTATAGACTGCACTATTGTTAGCGAGCGCACGTTGCGTATCAGTCTCCCACCAATTACCTGACTTAGCATGACGCATCCGATCATCACTAAGATTAGACAAGCTAATAAGCGCAGACCTACGCACACCACCCACCACAACAATCTCTGCAATTTTACAAACAATATCATGGCATTCAATACTCGTTAGTTTTCTACCAGCAGCATTCTTAAAAGTGGCAACAGTGAAATGAAACAAAGCAACAAGAGGATCTGCTCCACTGGAACGTCCTCCAAACGTTTTGAGTCTTTCACCTTTTGGACGTAGTTTTGAAACATCCCACGAAGGTACTTGACCCGTATACAAAAGGCTAACCAACTCACGGAAAGCTTTAGCCCAACCGATCTTACTATCTTTAACAATGATTGTTGTATCTGTTTCATTAAATTCCTCTGCCACTTCTGGCAATTTATTTACGGATTGACGTTCGACTGAGAAGCCTACACCTGTACCACACATAAGTACGTATAAGATTTCATCGAACACTCGGATATGATCTACTGCCACATACGAGCAGTTAAAGCCTGCCATGTTATCACGATCAAGTGCTTCACCTGCTGTCATTAAGCAGCGCATGGAGGGCATTACTTCTAAATTATATATCGCTTTGTATAGCATCTCTGAGGTATCGTAATCAATCTGACCACGCCCTACCCAGAAGTCTGTGTAACGTCTTACGGTTTCTGCCCAAGTCTCTCGCCTGTTATCATCTTCTCTCCAACGTGCGTAGCGTGACTTGTGGATGTACTGCTGGTAACTATCCATCTGTTCCTTCTCCCATACAAATTGGACACGGCTTTGCAGCCTTATATAAACCATCACCGTCAGGGTCGTAACCTTCCAACCCTGAACCATGGCAAGCTTTGCATTCGCTTACTTCATCTGTCACCTATAATCTCCTGAACCTTTTAATTTGTTTTCGTATTTACGTTTCATTGTTTTGCTTAGGTTGTCGAATGCTACGTCACTAAGGTTTAATCCCATGCGATCTACAAGCATTGCTAAGTACCAAAAGACATCACCCAGTTCATCACTGACTTCCTGCTTATGGTTGGGGCGTTCACCGTCCCTAATTTTTTTCTTAATTTTATCAGCCACCTCACCTGCTTCAGACAGTAAACCTAGAGTTAGATACTCAATGGCTAAGTCTTCAGGAAAGATAGCTGTGTCGTTACACTTGGCTTGATAATAATCAAAACCTTCAAACATACCTTGTAGATATTCGTAAGATGCGTTGTTCACCAGTTGACTCCTTTTGTTTCTTTCATTAGTTCAATCATTTTGTTTAAGTACCACTGAGCTTTCTCTGCATCTTGAATAGGGTTTCCCTTTGTCCATAATCTAGAGCCAGTATACTTTATTAAATTTCCATGGCAGTAGGAGATAGCTTCATACTTACCTAACACATCAACAATGTAGTCAATGGTTTCTATCTCTCCTGCGTTGTAGTGCGCTGGCTTATTAACTAAATCCCTTTCTTCCTTAGTAGAGAGAGCGTGAGTGCTTTGGTATGCTAAATCCCACTCTGCTGCTGACGCATCGTTTATGCCGCCCATAATTTTACTTCCTTTGTTTCAAAGTTATATTCACCGTCACGTAGGATACGTGCTAGTCGTGCGTTTTCTATAGCTACTTCTTCACCTAGCTTCTGTGCACCGAAGGCATGAATTACTGTCTGCCAAGTTGCACCTTGCTGTTCGAGAATAACATTAGCTTTCTTATCGCCTACTGTTGGACAACCTTTGTAGTTATCTGTCGAGTCACCAACTAGCGTTTGATATAAGAAATTGTAATCAGCTTCTTCTTCATCTACCTCTACAACTTTACCATCAATTAAATGGTAAGCAGGGATGGTGAGTAAGTCTTTATCAAGTGACCAGATAACAGTGTTGTGATCAGCGCTGCCTAAGATACCTAATAAGTCATCAGCTTCTAGCTTGTCTTCTACTTTGCCATTGTACTTCTCGGCTAGGTAGTCCTTAGCAAACTTGAGTAGCATAGGCTTACGAGTATTCTTACGGTTAGCTTTATAGTAAGGCGCTACGTCCTTGCGGTACAGGTTGTCTCCTGAGAGACAGGTGATAACTTCATCACACCCTGACTCAGCTATGATCTTACTCATGAACTCTTCCATAGAGCCTATGACATCTTTCTCGTGAGCGTGTAGTGTCCAACACCCGTTACCCCAATCAATAGGAGTCTCGGCAATGGTCGCTGCTTTGTAAGCAACGATGTCCCCATCGACTAATAATGTTCTAGTATTCTTCATCGTCTTCCTCCATCATCATCTTCTCAAACTCTTCGGCTGTCATGCTCACCATATGTGTAGCACTAGAGGCCATGCGGTATTGTATAATTGCTTCCACAATCCACTTGAAGGCAAAGGCGAACGATACAAAACCAAAGCCCATACCTAAGATTAAATTTAATGTACTTGTTTCCATGCTGTTAATCCTTTTGATGTTTTTGTAGGCGCATTCTTCTCGTCTTAGAATCAAAGATGATGTACTGCACACCCATATCTTTTTGAATTTGTGTTCTGCCACTAGCGTTAGTAGACGCAGAGCTGCTGTTTGATTTCACATCGAATAAATAAACTTCGTTATCTTTAATACCTACAATGTCGATAGCCCCAGTTGAACCTGCATTGTAGAAGACTTCAAAGCCTTCATCCCATAACCATGTTATTGCGTACAACTCTGCTACGTCCCCTATCCTATTAACATCAGTGAGTGTCTGCCCAACTTCGTCCGACTTGGAACTCTGAGTCGAGAGGGCATTTGAAGTTGTATGCTCGCTCTGTTTCTTTAATGGCCTCTTTAGTGATTTCACCAATCGCATCCTCAAGCCCTTTCTTAACTAAGATCTGAACCTCATCGTGAACGAACGCCACTATCGTAACTTCTTCGTTAGTGTAGCCTTTACTTCTTATCATATTTTCTACAGTTGCGTACCACTTCTTACAGATGATCGCTCCTGCTGACTGGAGTAAAGTGTTCAAGGCAGCGTGTGGGTGACGAATAGGAATAAGTCTACCATCCAATCCATTAATAAATTTCTCACCATGCTGCTGGTCTAATCTATTGTTGAGAGCTTCTGTTAGTTTCTTTAACGCAGGAGTCTTAGCCAGAAAACGTTTCTTAATCTGACCTCCTTCCTTCGCACCTTTACCAATGATCTGTCCTATCTTCTCGTTCCCTGCTCCGTACAAAAATCCGTAGATGAATGTCTTAGCTTGGGGGCGAGTGGCTAATCCTGCTGCTTGTTGGTTAGCGGTGTGTATGTCTCCTTCGAGAATCTCTTGACCGTATCTACCTCCATCGTATCTACACATATAATGTGCCAAGCATCGTAGCTCAAGTCCGCTTGCATCAGCGCCAAGGAGTACGTATCCACTAGGAGCATGGAACAACTCTCGACACTCTTTCCCAAAAGCCGCACCTGTGCTTGGGACTTGTGCAACGTTCGGGTCTGAATGAGTGCAGCGAGAAGTAACAGCACCCATGTGATTAACACGACCGTGTATACGACCATTCTTTTCCAGTTTAAGCCACGCTTGTTTTCCATTACCTAATTGTCCTAGTCGTTTGTTTAGCATTAAGAACTCTGTCAGTAAGGCAGCTTCGGGCATCTCAATTCCTGCCAAGATTTTTTCGTCAATTTTTGGTTCACCTGATGGAGTAAACTCTTTAGGCTCCCAACCTTTCTTCATTAGTCTGTCTGCAATCTGTTGCCGTGACGCAGGGTTGAAGGGTATTACTTTTGTTTTTGTTTTCAACTCGATTATTGTAGGTTCTAAGGTATCAACTAACTCTGCCTCTATTTCTAACTTTCGTGTAGATAGTTCTGTATAGAGCTTCTGTGCTGCTTCCACATCAAAAGGAAAACCTGCCACCTGTTGTTGTATCAGCAATCTATTCATCTCGTGTTCAAGACGCATAGGTTCTTCAGGGTACTTCTTCGATAAGATCAACTCGTATAGCTTGACGTTAAGTGCTACATCCTGAGCACAATACTCTAACATCTGTGGTGAATAGGCATCCCATGCCTCGTCCTGCTCTCCGTAGTCACCCTTATGGAACTTTAAGCGTTGCCCCCATGCCTTTAAGGAATGAGAACCAATTAACTTATTGTCAACTGTTCGCTTCAACATATCTTTTTCTTTCATGTTAGGCCAAATTAAACGTGAGGCAACTAACGTGTCATACACCTGTCCATAGTAGTCGAAGTTGTAGAGCTTCTTTAATACAGGTAAGTCATACGCCATGACGTTGTGACCACCTAGACTTTCAGCTTCTTGTAAAACTTCTAAAGCTACATCGAGTTGTGTTGGGTCATACTTACAGACTACACCTGTCTCGGTGTCTTGTGTAACAATACAGTGTACCTTCGTCACATCCTCTAGTAAGTTATCAGTTTCTATGTCAAAAATTATCATGTCATCATCTCGCTGGATTGATTAAAATTCAGGGGCTACATCTTCAGACATACGACCTGTGTGTTTACTATAAACTAAATGCCCTGCCACTCCTGTCTCACCTGACCACCTGTTCTTTAATACACGCACAGTTGTAGTGTCAGAAGTTTCTGCATCTTGTTGGTTACGCTCTAAGCCAATAACAATATCTGATAACTGACCTATTGCTGCTGAACCACGTAACTGTGACAGCGAAGTAATGATACCTTCTTCGTGTCCTTTGTCACCGCTAGGTCTGCGTAAGTGTGAGACTACAATCATACCGATGTTTAGTTCTTCTGTTAGTGAGCGCAGCTTTGTCATCAGTGTATCAATGGTACGTCTTTCATCATTACCTTCCATACCACTTACAACAATACTCAAGTGATCTAAGATAACGTACTGACAACCACAGCCACGAGCAAGGTAACGTATCTTACCTAACAAGTTATCGGACTCAGTTGAACCCCAGTGGTCATACATAAAGACTCTGCCTGTACCCATGGTAGCGTCAAAGGCTTCTTTCAATTCATCTTTAGGTATGTCATTAAGATGTACAAGTTTGTTTAAGTGTAGTGACATCAATCCCTGAGCTGTGCGTTTACTGGATTCCTCCAACGCAACGTAGCCTATGGTAGCGCCCTCGTTCAGTAGATGATATGCAAACTCACGAGTGAGCTGGCTCTTACCTAAACCTGATCCTGCTGTTACTGTTACGATCTCACCTAAGCGACAACCTCCCACCTTCTCGTTTAAATCTTTGTATGGGTAGGGAACGCTGTGTACTTCTTTCTCTGTCGATACTTCTTCCCAAAGGTCAGCACCGTTGATGATACCGTCAGGTTGAAAACCTTTAGCTGACCAAAACGCATCAATCAATTCTGCTGTACGTCCTGCCATTACCATGTCACTTGCATCTTTAAGCGGTAGCTTGGCAATCTTTGCTTTACGTGGTGATAGTAGTGCGGCACATTCTACTGCTGCCTTCTGCCCTACTTCATCATTGTCAAACATAAAGACTACAGACTCAAAACCTTCGAGCCATTCTATAGCTTGTTTGATGTCACGCTTCGCACCTGCTGCACCAGTCTTTAAACTTACGACTGGCCACTTATGGTCGAACGCTTGCGACATCGAGAGGGCATCGAGTTCTCCTTCAACGATGGTGACATTCTTTCCACTGTCCCTCCATAACCATTGTCCGTAGAGTCCTGCTTCTTTGATTGCTCCACGTACTGAGAAATTCTTTCCTGCTGTTCTAATTTTTTGAGCAACTGTTTTGCCGTCCTTGGTTTTGTGATTTGCAATCTGCGTTGTCTTACCATTGAAGGTTCCTGTTTGATAATCCCAAAACTTTACTGTCTTCTCTGTGAGACAGCGTTTAACTAATACATCGTGCGTACCTGTTAAAAAATCTACAGGTTTAATCTCTACCACCTTAGCCTCCTCTTGGGATTGCCCATACGTCTCACACGCAAAACAATAGGTGTGACCATCAGTGTACAAACTGTTTGCATCTGACGAGCCACACTTATCGCATGGAGTGTGCATTAAAAATTCACTCTCCTGTTCTTCCATTACTTGATCCATTCATCAGGGATTATTTCTTCTGCCCAGATAAACCCATGACGATCTGCCCATTCACTACAAGTCATCTTGGTTCCATCTTTGCGTTTCTTTGCACCTTGTACTGTGCTGTTTGCTCTTTGAAAAAGAAAACGTATGTCTAGCTCAGGGTGCTGTTCCTTCATGCTTCTCATCTTACGTTGAGCATCTTGTCGGAAGTAGCCTTTAACTTCAATGTACATATCGTTGATCTTTAGATCAGGAATGTAATTACGTTCTACCACGTAGGGTAGCTTACAAGGTTCATACTCATAAGCTACTCCACGGGCATTGAGGTTAAGCTGCACACGTTCTTCTAGGGTCGATCTAGAAGTCAGCGACATCAGCAAGCTCCTCAGTTGAGTTAGCTGCTTCGGTAGCAGGAGGAGCCACGAAGCCATCTTCCTCATCAAAGACACTAGCGGCACTGTTACCGTATTCCACTAGGTCAATCACTTGAACTGCTTTCAATCGTAAAGACACACCAGCTTTCTTGGTGCTTGCCATTACATAAGGGATTGGTTCAAAAGCTACCTTCACTCGTGAACCGTTACCAATAAGAATGTCATTGGTCATTGGAACTTTCTTAGAGTCTAGTACAGCAGGTTGTTGCTCGTAGTACGTACCATCACGCTTCTGTACTTTAGCTTTCAACTTAAACTTGAACTCTACGTTACCTGTGTCATCACCTGTCTCTCGATCAAAGACTGGTTGACATACATCTTGAGTGGTCAGCGTGTTCTTTAAACGTGGGTCAGCTTTCACTGCCTCGTTGAACTTAGCTTGAACTATCTGATCTAGTTGCTCACTCATTGCTGCTGCTTGTGCGACAGGCATTTGAAGATTGATACTGTAGTCACCCAGAGGGTTAAACTTTGTATCAGGCTCAAAGACCTTTGCCCAGAGAGCAGTGCCTTCTAATACTAATATATTCTTAGCCATACTTTATGTATCCTTAATAGTTAATGTTAATGGGTGTTGGGCTTAACGGTACTTTTAGAACTCAGGCGAAAAAGTAATCACTTTGCAGCACCTCCTGTAAGTTGAGAGTACCTTTTGCTGGTGGGGGTGGTACTATTACACCCTGCGGTAGTGTAGCTACTGCGCTAGTGTAGAGATTAAGTAAGACATCATGCTCCTCATACATCTCTACGAATGCTTTTCTTAACTCATCATTTAGTAATGGCATATTAGGGCTATGTGTTCCGTAGCTATCATGCACCATTGCAAAGTCTGTTATCCCTGCGTCCACACATTTACTAACAGTCATTGTTAAAGCTGCTGCATCGAGTGAGTGTACAAAGTTGGGACTCGCTCCTGACAACATCTTACGTTTGTCTATAGAGTTGTCGTCTGTCTCTCTGTATCGCAGTGAGATCAACGAACCGTTCAGGTGTGACTTAACACGTTTTGATGTACTGTTTGGATAGTGCTGCCTTACAAGAAGATTGGTGGGTGTTAGCCAGTGGAACGATAAACCATTCTCAACGTAAAGCTTTGCTATCTCTTTGATGTAGTTCATAGCGGAGAAAGCGGAGACTATAACCTCATTGATCGCATCCCATACAAAACCTGCAAGGTATAGCGATGGGTGAAAGAACTCATCGTTCCATGGGTTACGTCCCTTACACTTTTCTTCCAAGGCTTCCTTGATATAGTCCCTGCATGAATGCCTAGTGCCACTGTAAGGCACGATCATCACTGGCCGCTTGCATATCTTACGGCAAACCCCAATGTCTAGGATCTGTCTAGCCATCAGTGTGCCTTCTGCTTCTAAAAGTTTAGTAGCAATCTTGGCTACATCAGAATAAATGTCCTGCGGCTCGTCACTTGGCGTTAAGTTTACGCTACGGCCACCTTCAGCGTCCCTGAGCATCGCTGAGAGGTGTTGCAGTCCGTTACATGAACCGTCACTAGCGCATGGTAAACGTGTCTCATACGGCTCCCCATTAGCTCTGGCGGCATTGTACTCTGCCCATTCTTTACACCATGCGAGTGCCTGCCAAGGTTTGTCTGCTTCTTGCCACCATTTATTAGATAAAGGGTCAGTATATACAGCGATTGCGTTCTCTACATTCATGTAAGCCCACATTTCTCTGTCTTCTAGGCTCACTTTATCGACACCAAAGACGTTAGCACCATGGATTGCCAGCCATTTAGCATCTTCGGCACTGTCCATAGTAGCTGATTGACTGAACTCTAGGAGAGCTTTGCTGTAATCAGCGTTCTGCGGTGATAAGAACGACTCAACTGGGTACTTACGTCCCCTAAAGTCTAGCTGCCACACAAACCAGAAGTCATCGTGAGCTAGATACTCCTCAGCTAACTGGATTGTACGCTCAACTTGTATACGTCTGGACATATTTCGTGCATTTTCTGAGTAAACCTTGTTACGTTTGCTCTTAAACTCCTTAAACTCTAGCTTCTGGTCTTCCCGTAGCTCTTTCGGATCAACTGAGAATGGATAAGGCGGCACTGGTAGGTTATCTCTTGGTGGTAATCCCTCCCATTGCTGCCCACTGTCCCATGCTGTGCGTAATACTTCACAAACAAAGCTGTTAATTCTCCAAGGTGTACGCTGTAAAGCATTCACACACTTGTACTCAACGCTTACATCTTGCTCGTTAAACTTTTCTATATATTCTTGAACGTGCTTCTTCATAATCCATGTACTCGCAAGAAAGGTTTTTTATTTATGTGATCGCTGTAGTAACCACCACCAAAGAACTCTGTCCAATCTTTAGGCTGAACGATACAAGGACTGTAACGTGGTAGGTTACTCTGGTTTGTTTCATTGAATGCTTGTATCCACTCCAGTGTATCCTCGGTTGCCTGTAAATAAGATACTGCTCTGCGTCTGTGATACTCTTTGCGTATCTTAACGATACCTGTGTGTTGTATTACTAGATCAATTAGACGTAAGCCAACGTGTATTCTATCTGTGTCCGACCAAACGGGAACGTCAATCCCATCTAGCTTCATCTTATGGTTCAGACCGTGACGCTTGTGGTCAAATCCTTTGTCTGATTTCTTGTTAGCCATGTTGATTAGATTAGTAGCAGTCTCCCTGTCCATAGTAAGCCATTGATCAAGACGCTTCTGTGTCTCGATGTTGACTCCGACTAGACGGGCAACGTTCAGTAGTGGTACGTTCTGTGCCACCTTATCAATGACTGAGATAAGTGTAAGGTATGATGCTTGCTCAGGCTTGATACCTTGCAGCAGTTTGTATGTGATGTCTCTGTTACTTGTTTTATCTTTTACTAACTTCTTTATACCATCGGCTAAAGGTTCACACACTCCTGATATGATTGCTCTGCCGTGTAATGTTTTAGAACTTAAACTCTTACCTACGAGGTCGTTAAGTTGTTTGTTGTACCTATCTATTCCTGATTGTAACATTAGATATTCTAGCTCAAGCTGTTCCTGCATTGTAGCCATGTCAAACCCTCTTGTTGGGACACGAATTGGGGTATATGTGGCGCTACTCATAACTAACTACGATATAGAAGTTAAGGTAGCACCAGATGTACCATATAATGTTTGATAAATTTTATAACTAACTACGGTGGCGTAAGTAAGTAGAGACAGCTTAGGAATCTGTTGCTCCGCATACGAAGATAAGGAAACTCTGGCTTTTTTCAGAGTCCTATAATCTTTTACGCCACTGTACGCCACTGTTACGCCACACTTTCTAGAATGTCACAACCACTTACAATGTTAGTTGGTGCTAGGTGTGCGTAGCGCATTGTCATCTTAATATCTGAGTGACCTAACCATTCTTTTACTTTGTAAATATCCATACCACCTTGAACTAAACGTGAAGCACAAGTGTGTCTCCATGTGTGCCAAGTACAGTCATCCAAGTGAAGCTGATTACGTAACCTAGCCCAAACTCTACGACACGTTGAGTCTTTACTAGGGTGCTTATCAAACTTACGGCTCTGTAAGATTTCATACACTCTATTAGTGACTGGTAGTAGTAAAGGCTTACCATTCTTACGGTCTGGTATGTATACACCCCACCTGTTACCTATTGGATGCAGTGTAGTGTCAAACTTTAACAACTCACTTGCCCTCATACCTGTATCACACGCAACAATAGCTGCATCATGTAGATAATCTTTGCCCCACGATTTAAGAGTCAACAAAATTAGCTGCTCCTCGTCACTACTAAAGTAACGGAGCTTACCTTCTGTTGGTTTCTGTTTGCGAACCTTTGGCATCTTGGATAATCTATCTTGATCGTGCGCTAGACGTAAAGAGACAGACACAACATTAAGATACTTGTTGATAGTGCTTGCAGCACTGCCCTTCTGTTTCAACCTAACAATCCAATCATCAAGTTTATTAGTAGTAATATCCTCGATGCTGGTGTTAGCACCCAACACTCGTCTAGTAGTATTGATAAGGTAAGCGTAAGCATCCTCACTCTTGCCACCTCGCCAATACATCTCGTTAGCATTGTCTAAGGCTTCCCCTAACGTCATACCACTGCTTTGCGTAAGTGATGCTTGCATTGGGATGGGTAGTCCTGCTTGTAGTGCGTGACGCACCTGTGCTTCCCATAACGTAGCTTCTTCGCTGGTGGAGAAAGACTTACGAAATCTCTCACCCTCTGGTGTAGTAACGTATGCTTGCCACCTGTTACCTCTAATCTTAACGCTCATAATCTTATCCTCCTCGCTAACGCTCGACCTTTCTTAGTCACCTCGATAAAC